AACGTAATCTATGCTGAGTGGTGTGGAGGAACGAGAGTTGAGTATTGGATTGTACAGCCTGCGTAGATGTCTAACCGCTACCGTTCCATACTATCATTGGGGAGTAGCACTCCTTCCTTCAGCAATACAAAGAGCATAGCTTTAGATGGTGTTGATGACTATGTAAATGTTGGCGATGCTGACAATTTGAGCTTTGGAAATGGTACAACGGATTCGCCTTTTAGTATTTCTGCGTGGATAAAGCCTGTAGACAGTGTAAAATTTAGAATTGTTTTTAAATATAATGCAACTACATCTTTAAGAGAATACTTTTTTCAAGTATCTACTGCGTCAAAATTACAAGTAGGACTTTACGATGCTAGTAATGGAGGAAGCTTATCAAGAGTTGGAAATACAACTATACTAGAAAATGTATGGAGTCACGTTGCAATGACCTATAATGGAAATGGTTCAGGTAATGGTATAAAAATATACTTAAACGGTTCTTTAAATAATGGTAGTACAGGTGGGGGTGGTTCATATACTGCAATGAACAATACAAATGAACCTCTTTTAATAGGTAAGTTTAGCGGTGGCACTTTAGCTGACGGTTTAATAGATGAAACCGCAATATTTAACACAGAGTTATCTGCAAGTGACGTAACAAGTATTTATAACGGTGGAGTACCTAATGACATAAGTAGTCTTTCACCTTTGTCTTGGTGGAGATGTGGAGACGGAGATACTTCACCAACTTTGACAGATAATGGAAGCGGAGGTAATGACGGAACAATGACAAACTTCAGTACATTCTCAACAGACGTACCAACATAAGTATTTATACATATAAAAAAATAATGCTATCTTTGTAGGTATACAAAAAGACAAAGATGGCTTACCAAAAATTACAGGCTCGAAGAGCTGCAGCAGTCACTCCAAGTGACACAGCAACAATCCCAAGTATATCAGCACAAGATGGTAAAGGTAACAACGGTTGCGTTCTATACGTTGGTGTAGCAGGTGACGTTAAGGTTACCACTGCAGGTGGTGATGACGTTGTATTTACAGGTATCCTTGCGGGTAGTTTTATTCCGGTTCAAGTATTGAAAGTATTTGCGACAGGAACAACAGCAACAAATATTGTTGCATTGTGGTAACATTCTATTCTACCATATCAGTAGATGTTAAAATAAATTATGAAATAGTTAGCGATGGAGATGATTAGTGAGGACACAAAAATAAAACTTTCACCAAGGAACTTTATTTTTATTGCAGGGTTAATAGGAACCTTTGTAAGTATGTACTTCTCTCTCCAATCTCAGATTGAGGAAGCTAAGCAATTACCCGCTCAAGACCGAGAGGTTAAGGAGGCGGTAATAAATAATGGAAGAGCGTCTCTATGAACTTCAATAGTAAATTATGGCAAAGGTATGTAGATGCTGTCACCAAGAAATCAAGAGTGATTCAAAGTACATTTGGATTCTTGATAATGGTCACGGTGGAATTATTGATGGTGTCTATCAGACACCCGGAAAGCGTAGCCCTATTTGGTCAGATGGTACTCAGCTCTTTGAGGGTGAGTTCAATCGTGCTATTGTAGACAGGATTGCAAGATATTGCGATAAGAACAATATCGAGTACATAAACTTGGTTAATACCAATGAGGATGTCCCTCTATCCACAAGGGTAAAGATGGCTAACGAAATATATCGTGAGTCAGACAAGCCCTGTATATATGTTAGCGTACACGCAAATGGCTTTAGCGATGAGTCAGCAAATGGTTGGGAGGTGTATACATCTCCGGGAGAAACTCAGTCAGACCATATCGCAACGGTTCTGTACGAACAGGTAGAGAAAGAGTTTCCTAACTACAAGATGCGTAAGGATACAAGAGATGGTGATGTGGACAAGGAGTCAAACTTCTATGTCCTTATACACACTGCTATGCCTGCTATACTATCTGAGAACTTCTTTATGACAAATGAGAGAGAGTGCAAGACGCTCCTTCTTAGTGAGGAGGGTAGAGATAGGATAATGAAAGAAATATTAACAAGACTATTTGGAAAGGGTTCGGGAATTGTTGAGCAGGTCGGAGGAGTTGTTGACAAGTTTGTTAGAACCAAAGAAGAGAAGGCTCAGTTTGAGAAGGAGATGGCAGAGATACTCATCAATGCTGAGGCTGATATGCAGAAGAACGTCACCGAGAGGTGGAAGGCAGATATGACTTCAGACTCTTGGCTGTCAAAGAATGTACGACCATTGGTATTGATGTTCTTAATTTTCAACACTATGCTGTTGATATTTATTGATGCAGGACAGCTTGACTTTAAGGTTGAAGATAATTGGGTAAGCCTACTAGAAATATTATTACTTACGGTTATAGCCGCATATTTTGGTGGTAGAACCATTGAGAAGACAAGAAAGAAATAATTCCTATCTTTGTAGGGAATAAAATTTAATACAATGAAACTTGATGAAAAAGAATTAGAGACTATCCGTGAGATGCAGGGAGAGTTTCAGAAGGCAAAACTTGCCTTAGCAGATTTAGAGCTTAACAAGCACCAACTTCTAAAGACCATTGATGTCTTGAAGCAGGACTTCGGTAAGCACGAGCAGAAGCTTATAGATAAATATGGAGCCGACTCCGTTATAAATGTTCAGACAGGAGAGGTTACTGAAAAGAAAAAATAAAGATGGCAAGAATAAGTACATACACAAATGCAAGTCCGGTAACACTATCGGATAAATTTATTGGAACTGAGGTAGCAGGAACACCTGTTAACGTTACTAAGAACTTTTTAATTAGTGACCTTCTCGCATTATTCCAATCTAATATTACTTTGCAGAATGTACTTGATGCAGGTAACACAGCTACTCAGAGTATAATACTCACAGGAGATATTACGCAGACAGGTAACTTCAGTATAACAGGAGGAGCTTTAAGCTTAGGTGGTACGGTAAGAGACTTCAATGGCGCTCTTGGTAACAATGGTGAGACTCTTGTTTGTAATGCAAGTGGTCAGCTTGTTTTTGGTTCGGGACTTACGAATCAGAATCTTCAGCAGGTATTAAACATTGGCAACACTGCAATTCAAGATATCAACCTAACGGGTAGTATCACTCAGACAGGAGACCAAGATATCACAGGAGATGTCACCCATATAGGAAACTATCTATTTGAAACGGGTCAGTTTACTTTTGATGCAAACTCATCAATCTATGTTCAGGCAGCGGTAAAGGATTCCACAAACACTTTAGGTGGAGATGGTCAGATTCTTGTTTCAAACGCAAGTGGTAAAATAACTTGGCAAGACAGTGTACCTACAACGGTACGCTCAAGTGCGTTGACTACCACCAATATTATTCTTGCTGACAAGAATGGTGTTGTTATTACAACCACCTCAAGTGCAACTGACGTAAGGATACCTACGAATGCAGGTGCAGCATTCCCTATAGGGACTAAGATAACCATCATTCAAGAGGGGTCGGGTACTGTTACCGTGGTGGGAACATTAGGTGTTACACTTCAGTCAGCTCAAGGACACGATAGGTTGACACATCAGTATTCAGTAGCCACTGTTGTGAAGACAGCTATAGACACTTGGTATCTGTACGGAGATATAAAAGCATAGATGGATATCAGAAAGATAGCGATAGGTCCTGACTACAAGGGTGGTGCAATGCATTATCTTGTAGGGCAGAACGTGTTAAATAATCAGTATATTATACATCTCATACGATACGATAAGAAGGATGGTAGTATAAAGATTTGGATTGAGAGAGATGATGAGGTAGTATTGTGGAAGAGCTTCACAAATACAATGCCTATATCTATTGAGTACAATATAAACTTTTAACATTGAGCGAACAAAAAAGACTAGAGCTACAGCAGGAGCTAGCTCTACTCCTAGAAAAGAAGGAGACAGCAACAGACTTTACAAATAAATTAGAAATCGCAGATGCGATTCATAACATTCAAATGAAATTAACAGGAGTCAAACCAACAGATACGCATATAGATTGCATTGGTTGCGGCTCATAGCCCACTATGAAGTCACCATTTTATTTTATAACTAGAGCATATAACGGAAGGAGATACGACAACGTCAAGTCTATTGGCGGTATTGATTTTATTACTAGCACATCAGAGGAGGACCATAAGGCTTCTAATAGATATGCTGAAGTGATAGAGACACCTCTAGGATATGAAGGACCCATAAGGAGTGGAGACACACTCCTAGTTCATCATAACGTATTTAAGTTCTATAACGATATGAAGGGGAGACAGCAGAGTGGTAAGAGCTTCTTCAAGGATGACCTGTTCTTTATAGACGAGGAACAATTCTTTATGTATAAGCAAGGCGGTGAGTGGCACTCATACGATAGATACTGCTTTGTAAAACCTGTACCTACATCAGAGTCATATATATTTAAACCCTTTAGCGAGGAACCGTTGGTTGGTATTATGAAGTATCCTAATGACTATCTAAAGTCTAAGGGTATATCTAGTGGCGATATGGTATGCTTCAAGCCTGAGAGTGAGTATGAGTTTGATGTAGACGGTGAGAAGCTATATAGGATGTATGACCATCAGATAACAATAAAGATGTAATGGATAACAAGGATATAAAGCTGAGGATTATAGATGCAGGTATGAAGGCTGTTGAGCAGCTTATAAAGGTAGCTAAGGAGGACATCATAAAGATAGACCCTGAGGATGAGCTAGCTGCAGATAGGCTAAAGAATGCGGCAGCTACAAAAAAATTAGCTATATTCGATGCATTCGAGATACTTACAAAGATTGAGAACGAGAGGGCTGATATAGATATAGCCGACAAAGGCCCGTCAAGGGTAGATACAAAACAAGGATTTGCAGAAAGAAGGTCAAGATAGTTTATGTAAGATATTGGATGGGTATGTACCCTCTAATGTTATAACCAACAAGAATAGAAACAAGAGTTGGTTGTATGGCTATGACTCAAAATATGATATGGTAATCATCTCTAAGACGGGAATGATTGGAGAGATTATAAATGTCAGGGGGTTGGTGATAGCATTACCTGCTGCACCCAAGGATGTTTATAAAAGAAGTAAGACCTCATCAGAGCAGTATTGGCAACGTAACGAGATACCTAAAGCTTTAGAAAGGATTACATCAATATTTCAATGGAATGAAAAACCTACAGACTTTAAGAATCTATGGGTGGATTATATAGAGGGAGAGTTTGATAAGCGTGAGCTAGGCTATTGGTTTATGAATGACGGTAAGCCTACATATGTTACAGGTGCTCACTATATGTATCTACAGTGGACAAGTATTGATGTCGGATACCCTGACTACAGGGAGGCTAACAGGATTCTTTATATATATTGGGAGGCGTGCAAGGCAGACAAGCGTAGCTTTGGTATGGACTATCTAAAGATAAGACGTTCAGGGTTTTCATTTATGAGCTCATCAGAGTGTGTAAATACAGGGACATTGGCAAAAGACTCTAGGGTGGGTATACTATCTAAGACGGGTGCTGATGCCAAGAAGATGTTTACAGACAAGGTTGTGCCTATCAATAGTAGGCTACCATTCTTCTTCAAACCTATTATGGATGGTATGGATAAGCCGAAGACTGAGCTAGCCTTTAGGATTCCTGCGGCAAAGATTACAAAGAAGAATATGTATGATATCGCCAATGATGAGCTAATGGGATTAGATACCACAATAGATTGGAAGAACACAGATGACAACAGCTATGATGGTGAGAAGCTTCTATTATTAGTACACGATGAGAGTGGGAAGTGGTTAAAACCAAACAACATACTAAACAATTGGCGTGTAACAAAGACGTGTCTTCGTTTGGGTAGTAAGATTATAGGGAAGTGTATGATGGGTTCTACCTCCAATGCTTTAGCAAAGGGTGGTGAAGAGTTTAAGAAGCTTTACAATGACTCTGATGTTACAAAGAGAAACGCTAATGGTCAGACCAAGAGTGGTATGTATTCCTTGTTTATCCCTATGGAGTGGAATATGGAGGGATTCATAGACATCTACGGTATGCCTGTATTTAGAAAGCCTGCAAAACCTATACGTGGTGTTGATGGTGAGATGATTGACAATGGTGCTATTGACTATTGGGAGGCAGAGGTGGAGTCATTAAAGAATGACCCTGACGCATTGAATGAGTTCTATCGTCAGTTTCCTCGTACTGAGTCTCACGCATTTAGAGATGAGAGCAAGCAGTCACTATTTAATCTAACGAAGCTATATCAGCAGATAGATTATAACGACTCGCTTATAACTGAGCACCATCTTACTAGGGGAAGTTTTCATTGGAAGGATGGAATCATTGATTCCAAGGTTGTATGGGCTCCTGATAAGAGGGGTAGGTTCCTAGTTAGTTGGCTACCAAAGAAGGGATTACAAAACAAGGTAGTAGATAAGAGAGGTATCAAGTATCCGGGGAACGACCACCTTGGCTCATTTGGTTGTGACTCCTATGATATCTCAGGTACTGTAGGTGGAGGAGGTTCTAATGGTGCACTTCACGGTATGACAAAGTTTAATATGGATGACGCTCCTAGTAATGAGTTCTTTCTAGAGTATGTTGCTAGACCACAGACTGCAGAGATATTTTTTGAGGAGGTTCTAATGGCTTGTATATTTTATGGTATGCCTATACTTGTAGAGAACAATAAGCCAAGGCTACTATATCATTTTAAGAATAGAGGTTATAGAGGCTTTAGTATAAACAGACCTGACAAACATTATAACAGGCTCTCTAAGACAGAGAGAGAGTTGGGTGGTATACCTAACTCAAGTGAGGACATTAAACAGGCTCACGCCTCAGCTATTGAGTCGTACATCGAAAAGTATGTAGGCTTAGATATAGAGGGTACATACCGAGATGCAGAGGAGATGGGCTTTATGCCATTCGCTAGAACCCTTGAGGATTGGGCAAAGTTTGACATTAGTAACAGAACAAAGTATGATGCCACTATTAGTTCAGGTTTGGCTATTATGGCAAATCAAAAGCAGGTATATCTACCTGAGAAAAAAGAGTCGAAAATAAGTATTAACTTTGCAAGGTATACCAATACAGGTACAAGAAGCGAAATAATTAGAAGATGAAGGACGTAAAAGTAAACATTTCATCTACAGGATTTCCAAGTCAATTTGTTTCTGACGCTGAGAAAGCGACACAGGAGTTCGGACTACAGATTGGACAAGCTATTCAATATGAGTGGTTTAGAAAGGATGGGCAATCGTGTAGATACTACAGCCAATGGAGAGACTTTAATAGGTTAAGGTTATATGCAAGGGGTGAGCAATCCATTGCTAAATACAAGACCGAGTTGGCGGTAGACGGTGACCTGTCTTACCTGAACCTTGATTGGACACCTGTACCTGTTATACCAAAGTTTGTTGATATCGTTGTGAACGGTATGAGCGACAGACTATTTAAGGTAGATACATATGCTCAGGATGCAATGTCTCAGGCTAAGCGTAGCAAGTATCAGGATATGATAGAGGGACAGATGGTGTCTAAAGAGGTGCTGTCTATAATCCAAGAGAAGTCAGGGGTAGACCCATTCGCTATGGACCCTGCACAACTTCCTGAGTCTGATGAGGAGCTTCAGTTATATATGAACCTAAACTACAAGCCTGCTATTGAGATAGCAGAGGAGGAGGCTATCAATACTATCTTTGATGAGAATCACTATCAGGATATCAGAAAGAGACTAGACTATGACCAAATGGTTCTAGGAATATCCTGTGCTAAGCACGAGTTCTTACCGGGGTCAGGAGTTCAGATATCATATGTAGACCCTGCAAATATTGTATACAGCTATACTGAGGACCCACAGTTTAAGGACTGCTTCTATTGGGGAGAGATAAAGACAATACCAATCACTGAGCTTATAAAGATAGACCCATCACTAACTAGAGAGGACCTAGAGGAGATAAGCAAGTACAGTCAGAGTTGGTATGACTACTATAATACAGCTCAGTATTATGAGAATGATATATTCTATAGAGATACCTGTACCGTTATGTACTTCAACTACAAGACCACAAAGAAGGTAGTGTATAAGAAGAAGATACTTGAGGGTGGTGGCTCTAAGGTCATTGAGAAGGATGACCAATTCAATCCACCTGCAGAGATGATGGAGGAGGGTAGATTCGAAAAGATTGAGAAGACTATTGATGTGTGGTATGATGGTGTTATGGTTATGGGTACCAACATCTTACTTAAGTGGGAGATGTCTAGAAATATGGTACGTCCAAAGTCAGCAAGTCAGCACGCACTACCAAACTATGTAGCGTCAGCACCTAGAATGTATAAGGGTGTTATTGAGTCATTGGTTAGAAGGATGATTCCTTTTGCTGATTTGATTCAGATGACACATCTAAAGCTTCAGCAGGTAATATCTAGGGTAGTCCCTGATGGTGTATATATAGATGCAGATGGGTTAAACGAGGTTGACTTAGGTACAGGCTCAGCATATAATCCTGAAGACGCATTGAGACTATACTTCCAAACAGGTAGTGTTATTGGTAGAAGCTACACTCAGGATGGTGAATACAATCAGGGTAAGGTTCCAATCAAGGAGCTTCAGTCATCATCAGGTGCTAGCAAGTCGCAGATGTTGATATACAACTACAATCACTATATGGATATGATTCGTTCGGTTACAGGACTGAATGAGGCTAGAGATGGTTCTACACCAAACTCAGATGCTTTGGTAGGTATACAGAAGCTTGCAGCATTAAGTTCTAATACCGCAACTCGACACATACTTGACAGTAGCCTTTATATATATAGGACATTAGCAGAGGCATTAACGTATAGGGTTGCAGACATCTTAGAGTATTCAGACTTTAAGGATGACTTTATAAATAAGATAGGTAAGTACAATGTAAGTATCCTTGGAGATATATCTGACCTATATATATATGACTTTGGAATCTTTATCGAGGTTAGCCCTGACGAGGAGGAGAAGGCACAGCTAGAACAGAACATTCAGATGGCACTATCTCAGAAGGATATCAGCCTTGAGGATGCTATTGACATCCGTGAGATTAGAAACCTTAAGATGGCTAATCAGTTATTAAAGCTTAAGCGTAAGCAGAAGCAGGAGCGTGAGCAGCAGCAACAGATGCAGATGCAGGCGATGCAATCACAGCAGCAGTTACAATCTCAAGAGCTTGCAGCTCAGACAGCTATGCAAAAGATACAGGCAGAAACACAGTCTAAGATGCAGATTAAGCAGGCAGAGATTGCGTTTGAGATTGAGAAGCTTAAGAACGAGGCAGACCTCAAGAAGCAGCTTATGCAGACTGAGTTTGATTTCAATATGCAGCTCAGAGATATGAGTGAGAATGCATTGCAGACTAGAGAGACTGAAAGGGAGAAGGCGAAGTCAGACCGTATCAGTCAGCAGAACAGTGAGCAGTCTAAGCTTATCAACCAAAGAAAGAACAATCTACCTCCACAGACCTTTGAGTCTAACGAGGATAGCCTTGATGGATTCGATATGGCAGAGTTTGAACCTCGCTAAAAAACGTTAAAAAAAATAACTAACTTTGTAAAAATTAAATTAAATGGATATTAAAGTAAAAGCAGTAGAGTCTCCGGACTCTAAATCTGTACAAGAGGTAGAGAAAGAATTGTTAGAGAAGCACGAAGAATCATTAAAGGATGGAGAGGGTGAAGCTAACGATACAGGAGTGGAAGCAAGCACTGAGGGTGCCACTACCACACCGGAACAAGAAGAAATACAGCCGCAAGGCGAAGCACAAGAATCGTCAGAACTAAGTGACGAAGACGTTCTTTCATATATTGGTAAAAGATATGGTAAGGAGATAAACTCATTTGATGAGCTAATGTCCGAGCGAGAATCCTCAGAGGAATTACCTGAGGATGTAGCTGCCTATCTTAAATATAAAAAAGAGACAGGGCGTGGATTCAATGACTTCCAAAGATTACAGGAAGACTTTGATGAGATGGACCCTGACTATTTGCTAACTCAATATTATAAGGCTACGGAGACGGGGCTTGATGATGATGACATAGATATTATGTTGAGCGAGTTTGATTACGATGAGGACTTGGATGACGAGAGTGATATCAAGAAGATTAAGTTAGCAAAGAAAAAAGTGATTGCAAAGGCCAAGGGGTACTTTGAGGATATGAAGGAACAATATAAGCTTCCACTTGAGTCAAGTGGTGGTGAGAGTTCAGGAATTGATACAGAGGAGCTTGAGGCATATAAGCGATATACAGAGTCTGCTAAGACCCAACAGGAGCTAGGCGAGCGTAGACGAAATTGGTTTACTGAAAAAACCAACGAGGTGTTCGGAGGGGAGTTCAAAGGTTTTGAATTTTCCGTTGATGATAAGTCCGTACTATACTCACCGCAATCTGCTGAAGAGCTAAAGACTAAACAGTCTGACGTTATGAACTTTTTAAATAGGTTTATGAATGATGACGGTTTAATAGCTGACGCAGAGGGCTACCATAAGGCGATAGCAGTAGCATCAAACCCTGAGAAGTTTGCTCAGTTCTTTTACGAACAAGGCAAGGCTTCAGCAACTGAGGATGTGACCCGTAAGATGAAAAACATTGATATGTCGACACGGAATGCACCTGAGGTTTCTACAAAGGGTGGGATGCAAATTCGAGCTATAAACCCTGACTCGGGGAAGGGCTTGAAAATTAGAAGTATTAAGAAAAAATAAAAAACAAAAAACAAAATGGCAGTAGACGCAACACCGGGATTTGACTTGCAGCCATCTGCAACGCAGATTCCCACAGCAACAAATTACATTACCAACTTTGATTTCTTGAATCAGTATCTTCCTGATACATATGAGAAAGAATTCGAGCGTTATGGTAACAGAACAATCGCATCCTTCCTACGATTAGTAGGTGCAGAGATGCCTTCCAACTCAGACCTTATCAAGTGGGCAGAGCAGGGAAGATTACATACTAAGTATGTAGATGTAGGTACAGCAGCATTAGTAAATGCTGACAACGCTACATTCCAAGTGAACGACAACTTACAGCCTGCAGGTTCAACAGCAGGAGCTTTAGGTACACCATCTATCGCTATCCGTGTAGGACAGACTGTTATGGTTGTTCAGAACGGAGGAACAGGTAGCAACAAAGGTATCGTAACAGCGGTTCCAACTGCAAACACTTTCACTGTAGCTTTCTATGAGGCAGGTGGTCTTGTAACAGCAGGTACAGGAGTAGGTAACGCAGACGTTTCTGTATTCATCTACGGTTCTGAGTTCAAGAAAGGAACAAACGGAATGGTTGGTTCTTTAGAGGCTGACGATTTAATCTTTGAGAACTCTCCAATTATCTTAAAAGATAAGTATGCAGTATCAGGTTCTGATATGGCACAGATTGGATGGGTTGAGGTAACAACTGAGAACGGAGCAAACGGATACCTATGGTATATGAAGTCTGAGCACGAGACTCGTTTACGTTTCGATGATTACTTAGAGACTGCAATGATTGAGGCAGTCCCTGCAGAAGCAGGTTCAGGAGCTATTACAGCAACAGGTAGTGTTGGTAACAAAGGTTCTGAAGGTATCTTCTATTCTGTAGAGAACAGAGGTAACGTATGGTCAGGTGGTAACCCTGTAGCTTTGGCAGACTTTGATGCTATCATCTCACGTCTTGACAAGCAAGGTTCTATCGAGGAGAACGTTATCTTCCTAGACCGACAGTTTGGTTTTGACATTGACGATATGTTAGCAGCTCAAAACTCTTACGGAGCAGGTGGTACATCTTACGGATTGTTTGACAATGACGAAGAGATGGCACTTAACTTAGGATTCACAGGATTCCGAAGAGG